CGCGTGCCTGGTTCCAGGACTCGGGCGTGGACGGGGACCTGCTGCCAATGGACTGGGACGAGGTGCACCCCGGCGACAAGAACCGTACCCGGTACATGGTGGCCTTCGTTCTCACTCGGGCCGGGCATTGAGTGACCTGTCCTTCGGCGTCCGTCCCATCGAGCTGGCCGACGCGCTCTACAACGCCGTGGAGCTGTCCGCGGACCACGGCGGCAAGCCGGGGTGCCCGCATGTGCTTATCGCCTACCAGCCGGACGCCGGGGGCGTCCTGGGGGTGGTCACGGTGTACGGCGTCTCCCGGCTGATCGGCGGGAGGACCACCATCATCCTGGACACGCAGGCGCCGGAGGACTACGCCGCCGTCGCGATCGACCGGGACAAGGCCCAGGAGCTGCAGTCGGCGCTGCGCGGCTACGGCCGCGCCAAGTCCACCCGGGTGGGCGTGCGGATCTCCGACGATGGGTTCGACGTCGTCGACTTCGACGAGGACGGCGATCCTGTCGTGGTCACGGTGAACCTGACGGTGAGCAAGGACGACACCGAGATCGCCGCACTGGCGGACTCGGATCCGGGCGGCGCCTTCTCAGGCCACTTCGATATCGTCGATGACTACCTGATCGGCTCCGGGGCTCCCCTGCTGGCGCCCACGCTGCTTACCTTCGACGCGCTCCGGCGCCTCATCGGCCTGAAGGGCCTGGAGGCCAAGGCTGTGGACATCGCCATGACTAAACGCGAGCACATCCTGGCCATCGCTGCCGGCCCCCACTTCAGGGGCATCCTCGGGCAGCTCGACCGCGGGGTCTACGCTGACGACGGGCTCCGCAGCAGCCACCTGCTCGACTGACTCCCCGGGCGGGGTCCAGTCCGTCAGCGGCACCATGCGGCGGTCGCGGCGGGGCAGGTCCTTAGGCGGGAGGCTCTGCTTGCCGGCGGTCTTCCGCGAGGCCAGGGGCACCTGGAACTCCAGGGGCAGGCCCTGGGAGGCCGCCACAATGGCCATCAGGGGCGCCCCGTGCTCCGTGCACACGTAGGTGACGGCGGCCACGTCGCCGTTGTCCAGCGTCCAGAGCGTCACATCGGTTTCTTCGCAGATGATACATACCGGGATCACGATCTTCATGGGTTGAGCTTACAGCGGTGGATGCAATCGCGACAATACACCCGGCGTGACGCGCGCGACACGCCCGTTAAACAGCAAAGCCCGGACCTTGGCGGCGTCCGGGCTACTGTTGTGCTTGCAACTTACAACTTCATACAACAGCGTACCGGAACTCTTGGCGGATGTCTCGGTGCCCGGGGTCGGCGTGTCGGAAAAACGCCGTGTAGTCCCCGCGGGAACCAGGATGCAGTGACCTGGCGGACGATGCCCCACCGGTTGACCCACCGGGTGTAGATGCGAAGGCTGAGATGCCTAAAGGGGTTGTCCTAGAGTAGTTCCCTGCGCGTAAAGGCAGACCAGGAGCGACGAGGGCGCGGTGACGCGCCTTGACGGGGGAGCTGCGGCCCCCGTAGGTGCTACTCATATCCCGGTCCTGTGGCAAGCGAGTAATCCCCGTAGCCAGGTCTAAAGGAAACCTCAGCGGCTCCATACCGAGCTACTTCAAGTTTTAGACCCCCCTAGTCGTCCTTCAGTAGCGCCATGCGCTCGGGCGACTAGGGGGGTCAGCCGTTTCCTAGCCCACCACCCGAGCTATCATCCGCCCTCCCCCTTACGGGGTAGGGAACGGCCAAAGATTCTTTACAGCCTTCGCGGAGCGAAGTCCTTTCCACCGGCCCCCAGCGGGAGGTAACGTGGACACCGGGCAGTCCCGCCGGGCGCCTTCTCAGCAGGAAACTGCAAAAGCAGGAAACTGCGATACCCAAAAGCTACGAAGGCGGGGCTGCCCTCCCCCTCACCTGAAATCACCTCGCTTCCTGGCGGCAGCCACCAATGCCTTCAGCTTCCGCACGGCGTAGTGCTCGCTCCCGCCCGCTGCCCACAGCTCGGGGTAGGCGTCCACCGTTGCGATGTAGTTGCCGGTGTGCTCCGACTGCTTCACCGAGTACACCGCCCCCTTCCGCGGGGGATCAAGGACAACACTCTCAGCCCGCCGGGTGATCTCGGCCAGTCGCGCCTGCAGGACGTCGTCCTGCTCCATGTGGTGTATCACGTAGGCATCCTGCAGCTCCAGCCAGAACTCCGGCCGCATGTCCAGCGCAGCGCCAAGCTGCAGCGCCGTCTCCGGCGTGATCCCCTTCTTGCCGCTGACAATCTCGGACACCACCTGCTCCGGCCGGCCGATGATTTGGGCGAGGATCCGCTGGGGCCACTTGCGGAGCTGCAGCTCCGCCCTCAGCCGGTCTCCTGGGTCCTGGGGTGGGGTATCTGATTCGGTGTTCATGGGATCACCGTATCCCCCATCCGTTTATTCGTCCAGACAACTCTGGACTATTACATGCAAGCATGCTTTCATGCAAGCATGAATGAAAGACTGCCAGGGGAAAGGAGATAAGCAGAATGGCCAGTAGTCCTCAGATCACCTACCTCTACCGCTTCTTCAACGAGGCCGATGAACTGCTCTACGTCGGCATCACCCGAGGCCTTCAAGGCCGGTTCGTGCAGCACGCGCGGGATAAGGCGTGGTTCGACGAGATCGCCCGTTCGGAAACGGAGCAATGCCTCACTCACGCTACCGCCCTGGCCAGGGAGTCGACGGCGATCCTGACCGAGCGGCCGAAATACAACAAGGCAATCCCGACGCTGGCCCGGCATGACGTCCTGCACAAGCGCGCCGAGGATGACCCCTACACGGCCATGCCCCTGGTCGAGCGGCTGAAGCTGGCCGAAGCCGCATTGAACCGCTCGGTTTACTTGGAGACTGAGGTCGCGCAGCTCCGTGCGGCGCACGCAAGGTTGACTGCCCGGCTTGCCGAGGAGACGGAGGCAGCCTTCTCCGCCCGCGCCGAGGTTGCAAAACTATCCGCCGCGGCCCGGCAGGCCATGGGAATGATTGCCGACCGTGACAGGGAAATCTCCAACCGTGACATCGACATTGCCGACTTGAAGAGGCAGCTCGTTGCCGCGAGGCAGCAGCCCGCTCCCCCGGCGGTACCGGCCCCGGTGCCCCGACGTGTCGGGCTAGTCGGGCGCCTGTTTCGTGCTTCATGAAAGTAAGCATTCATGAAAGACTGCAAGCAATCCTGCAAGCAAGCCCCCTTGCATTCTTGCAGTCTTGCAGTCATGCTTGCATGCATGCAAGCAATCATGGTTTACAGCGAGTCGGGCGGCGCCACGAAAACCACCTCCGCGGTGTCCCTGGCCGCCGTTGCGGCCTCATCGGGCCGCAAGGTGGTGCTCGTGGACCTGGATCCCCGCGCCGCGGCCAGCAAGTGGCTCGGGGTGGAGCCCCAGGGCGCCGGCCTTCACGTCGGCGCCATCCTCGCCGACCCGGACCCGGAGGGCTGGGCCAACGACCTGGCCGTGCCGTGCGGCTGGTTCCCGAACCTGCGCGTCATTCCGTCCGCCCGCAGCGTTTCCAACCGCGAGGCGGACCGGGCCGACCATGCCGAGCTGCGGCTGCGCACCTCGCTGATCGGGATCGACGCCGATGTTGTGGTCATCGACTGCCCGAACCGGCAGGGCGGGCCGCTGACCCTCGCTGCCCTGAACGCCGCGGACACGATTGTTTACGCGGCGGCCGCCAGCGTGGACGGGGTGGACGGGGTGGCTGGCGCCCGTCGGAGCGTGGAGCAGTTCCGCACTTCGCGCAGGCGCATCGGCGCCCCGGACACCCTGACCGAGGCGGGCATCATTGTCGGGGCCGTCGTTGATACGATCATGTCCCGCATCGCCGTGGCCAGCATTAACGAGCTGCGGGAAACCGGGCTGCTGCTGACCCCGCTGGTCCCGCACCGGACCATCGTCCAGGAAACGCGCATGACGAATGAATGGTACGGGGCATACGGCAAGGGGCGGCCGGTCGTGGATGCTTACACCGAACTCATGGAAGCGATCATCCGATGACAAATGAACCGCAGGACCGGCCGGCTGTGCTGCGCCGCAGCCCGAGGCCAAGCCCGGATGAGAAGGTGGACCCGGTGGACTACCCCGCGCCGCCGCCAGTGCGCAAGATCCCGCGCCGGGAGATCACCGTCTCGCTGAGCACCCGCATTTCCCAGGGAGTCAGTGACATCCTCTACGCCGCCGTCGAGGCGGAGGGCATCTCGGTGCGTGAGGCGATCGAGCAAGGCATCAAGGCCCGCTGGGGCAGCAGATAGTACATGCAAGAATGCAAGCATGCATTCTTTCACAAGGAAAGGGGCGGACCGCAATGGTCGCACGAGCGAAAGTAAGTTCTTCCGAGTAATGTCTTGTCTTAGATAGATTTTTGACTATACTAGAACTTGGGTCCGAACGAGGACGACAGTCAGAACGTAGATCGTTGTTCTGAAGGTATAGTCTTCGATGTACGATTTGTCCAGAGGGATCAGGTCCCTACTTGTACCCGCACATATTGGAGGGGAACCATGCCAACCGTCCGGAAACTGCCTGACAGCACGACCCTGCGTCGACTGCGCGCCCAGGGCCACACCCAGAAGGAGATCGCGCAGGCCTACGGGGCGTCAGAATCAGCCGTCTGGAAGGCGCTCCAGCGCGCCGGCTACATCGACCCGCAGATCAACTACAAGGACATCCTCCCGTGGGAGATCGACGCGGCCCACAAGGCCACGGCGGTGATGGAACGGTTCCGCTCCATCGTGAAGCAGAAGAAGGGCGTCGAGCTGCGCCCCGACGAGCAGATCCTGCTGGACCGCTGGCTGCAGGACCTGGCGGCCAACGAGCTGGTCGTCAACTACCACCCGGCCGCCCCGGCCAACGCCGCCAGCACCAAGGGCGGTTTCTACTACGTTCCCAAGAGCGTGGACGACGACTGGATCATCCGGAAGCCGACCCCGCACTAATACCAAGTCTGCTTGTGACTTGACTTGAGGTCACGGAATCATTACTGGGTATGGTTTTTGTCACACCTTGGAGGCAAGATTAGTCCAGCGTCTCGACAAGTCAACCGGTCTCCGGAGTAGTTTCGCATCATTGCAGTACCAGGCACCATCGTTTCTTGAGGGGGAAATGTGGATTCAAGCAGCACGGTCGAGGTCGGTCCGGCCACTGCATCCGGGGGCGAAGAGGCTCTCGACGCCGTAGCGGAGGACTTCGAGAACCTTTATGACGTCCCTTTCATCATGGTGAACAGGATCGAGGGGAAGATCGAGGCGGAGGTGGAAGCCTCGGATGACGAGGCAATCACCCTGGCCAGGATCCACGAGGCGCAGGAAGTGGTCCGGCGGAAGCATGGCCAGCACCTGTTTGCCTCCAAGGTCGGGGACAGGGAGTACCCGGAGCTGCAGGGGATTTATCACGGCGTGATCACCCTGCACTTCACGCCTGACACGGACGGGGGTCTGTGACGGCACCCGCGGGGGAGGCGGTCCGGCTCGGGACCGCCCTCCTTCGGGGAAGATTCGCCGACGGCTCCCCGGAGTGGCACGAGGCCCGCGCCTCCGTGATCGGCGGTTCCGAGGTCGGCTCCATCATGGGCGTGAACTCCTTCGAGTCCCGCTACGTGCTCTGGTACCGCAAGGCCGGTTACCTCGGCAAGACCGAGGAAGTGGCGAATCCCCTGTTCGAGTGGGGGCATCGCCTGGAGCCGGTGGTGGCGCAGAAGTTCGCCGACATGCACCCGGAGTTCGACGTCCAGGTCTCCGGCTCCTGGGTCCACCAGGACCGGCCCTGGCACGGGGCAAACCCGGACCGGCTGCTGGCCTCCCGGTATGCCTACGGCCAGGACGAGCATGGCAACACCCTGTACGACACCCTGGACGTGGAGGCCGTGCAGGAGATCAAGACTTCCATGTCAGGCTACGGGTGGGAACGGGATATGTGCCCGGTGAAGTACATCCTGCAGCTGCGCTGGTACATGGAGTGCTTCGGACTGGAATACGGCTACCTGGTGGTGCTGGTTTCGTTGGGGGACTACCGCGAGTTCCTGGTCCCCCGGGACGTCACCAGGCCGGTCGTCTCGATGCAGACCGGCGCCGAGGAGTGGTACTCCGCCGGCGGCCAGGAAATGCTCGACGCCGCGCACGAGTTCTACCTCTCACTGCCGGGCAAGCTCACCGAGTTCGGCACCCCGCCGCCCATTGACGGCGGGACCGACACCTACGCGATGATGCGGGAACGCCACCCGGACATCATCAACTCCGACGTCGAGGTCGGCCGCGAGCTGGCCGAGCAGCTGAAGTCCGCCCTGGAGGCCGAGAAGGCCGCCGTTGCCGAGGCCCGGCGGATGAAGTCCGTCATGCTGGACGCCATGGGCAAGAACCGGCGGGCCGTCCTGGCGGACGGGGCCGTGGTCGCCCGAAGACAGTCGATCAAGGGCGGCAAGCCCTATCTCGTCACCACCTGACCCCCGGGTCCTATTTTTTTCGCTGCATGGTCGTGTTTAGGCGCGACCCTTTTTTAAGCCCCGATTGTCCAGTTTAGATCGAAATACAGGAGATTGAATGACTGTCGAAGCACCGCTTACCACCACCATCAAGGCCAACGGCCCGTCCGCCCCCTGGGTCGTGATCCGCTCGGAGAACACCGTCCAGCTCTCCCAGCAGCTGGCCGAACTGCAGGCCAACACCACCTTTGCCGACTTGGCCCGAGCGAACGAGGCCTTCCAGGCGCATTTCTCCGTCGGCTCCATCCTCGGGGCCCGGGGCGTGGACGCCCCCAAGGACACCGGCGCGTTCGCACCGGCCGTGGCCGCCGACCCCGGCGCGTTCACCCCGCCGGCGGCAGCCCCTACGCAGCAGGAGCTGTTTGCCCAGTTCATGGCGGCCAACAGCACCGCCGGCCTGCCGACGGCGCAGCCGCTGGCCTCCGGCCCCACGGCGCCGAACGCCTACCCGCCGGCCGGCAACACCTACCAGCAGCCCGCCTCCCCGGGCGGAACCCCGGGAGCCCCGCTGGTGGCCGGAATGCCGGCCAAGCTGGTCGAGGGCACCAGCGCCAAGGGCAAGTGGCAGGCCTGGGCGGATCCCCGCCCCAAGGAGCAGACCGATCACATGCAGAAAACCGATGACGTGAACCACCCGGGCATCAACGCGGGCACGCACAAGCTGTGGAAGTTCATCCGCTAGTCATGAGCGCGGACGTCTCACTGGACCTGTCGGTCCTCGAAGAGCTGGATTTTGCAGCCCCCTGCGGGCACAGCCGGCACAGTGACGGCGGACCCTGGCACGGCGGCGATGCAGAGTTCGTCGCCGTGTCATACCACCACTGCCAGGCCCAGCCGCACAAGCGGCCGCCCTACTTCTACCCGTGCTGTGCGACCTGGGCCGACTACGTCCGCTACTGCACCGCCACCTCCAAGACCATCCAGTGCAACCGCTGCGGGATCACCGGCTACTGGGAGGACATGGTCCAGATCGTCAGCACCCTGACCTAGCCGAGGAGGCCACCGTTCTCAGTCTGAACCAAGGCCGACGCAAAAACGTCGGGTCCGGCACCCCGCTCTACAGCCCGTTCAATGTCCTCAACGCCAACGAGGTCTTCATCCGCAAGGGCCAGCTCACGCTCGTCACGGCTGCTCCAGGTGTCGGAAAGTCCGCGGTCATCCAGGCCCTGCTCCAGCGCGGCAACGAGGAGGGCCAGGTGAACCAGGTCCTGTACCACAGCGCCGACACGGACGAGTCGACCATGTGGGTCCGGGCCGCGGCGATCGCCACCGGCTACGAGACCTCCGACATCGAGCGGGACGTCCGCAACGGCACGGTCTCCGGCTACGAGGCGGAGGTCCGGGCCAGTGCCGGGCACATGGAGTTTGTGTACGACACCTCCCCGACCGGGGAGGACGTCCTGATGGAGTTCGAGGCTTACGCCGTCAAGTACGGGCGCTATCCCGAGTGTTTCGTGATGGACAACCTAGCCAATCTGTATGCCGGAGAGGGCGAAGAGTTTGCAGCTTTACAGGGTAATTGTGATTTTCTGCATGATCTTGCGCGAGATACCAAGGCCGCCATTGTCACTTTGCACCATACGACGGGTGAGTACACAAACGGCGACCGGCCCATTCCCCGGGCCGGGATCAGGGGAAAGATCGACAAATCCCCGGAGCTGATCCTGACCCTGCACCGCCGGCTGGACCAGCTTTACGTCTGCCCGATCAAAAACAGAACGGGCAAGGCGGACGCCCGCGCCGAGTGGATGCTGCCCCTCTACTCGGACCTCGCACGAATGCACTTCCAAGGCTAAGGAGCCCCATGAGCGACACCATCTACCTCCACGAGGTGACCAACCGCCGCGACATGCGCGTCAGCCTGATCATGGACGCCGCCGAGGTCCGGGCGATGGCCGACATCGCCGCAGCCGCGATCGACGGGGCCGTCTTCCTGTCCACCCAGATCGACGAGGTGGTGGCCGGCAACGCCCAGAACGTCTACAAGTGGGCGACCAAGGCGGCGGACACCCTGGAGTTTACTGCGGGAGCCAAGCCCGATGACGAGGAATAGGGCCACGGCCAAGGCAGCCGGCGCCCGGTTCGAGCGGATGATCGCCGACGGGCTGGCCGAGGCACTGCAGGACACCAGGATCGACCGCAGGGTCAAGACCGGCTCCAAGGACAAGGGCGACATCGCCAACGTCCGGCACGCCACCGGCGCCAACCTGGTCATCGAATGCAAGGACCGCGGCGGGCAGTTCTACGCCGCCGAGTGGGTCGGGGAGGCCGAGGTGGAGCGGATCAACGACGGGGCCCTGGCCGGGATCGTGATCGCCAAGCGCAAGGGGGTCACCGACCCGATGCAGCAGTACGTCGTATGCACGGTATCCGAGTTCGTCGCCCTGCTCAGGGGCGACCGCAGGCACATGGAGGGCAAGGAATGAATAACATCCTCACCGAGGACGACGTGCTCACCATCTTCGAGGCCGTCAAGGCCGGCGAGGCCCAGGCGCTGCTCGCGGCCGACTTCGGCGTCAGCCAGCAGGTCATCTCCGAGATCATGACCGGGAAGTCCTGGGGCCATGTCACCGGCAGGGTCCTGAAGACCTCGGCCCGGTGCAAGCTCACCACCGAGGACGTCCTGGCCATCGACGCCGCCATCAGGGCCGGCACTCCCAACCGGATCATCGCCTGGGACTACGCCGTCTCCGAGCAGGCCATCAGCAACATCAGGACCGGCCGGAACTGGTTCTCGGTGACCGGCCGCACCCCGGCACGGAGGTCCGACCGTGGCTGAGTTCTCCGAACTGCAGATCCAGATCATCCTGACCGTCGCCGAAATGCGGGACCTGGTGGCCCTGGTCAACATGGCCGCCGGGTACCTGCCGGAGGACCAGCTCCCGCCCATCGTGCAGGAGGTCTCCACCATGTACTTCGAGCTGATGGAGAACCTGAAGGACGGCTTCCTTGGCAGCTTCCAGCCAGAGTAGGCGCTTCGACGTCGCCGCGGTGGTCGAGCACTACAACGGCCGCCCGGTCCCGGAGCGGGGCGGCTTCGTGAAAGTCAGCTGCCCCACCGGGACCCACGAGGACCGGGACCCCTCGGCCACCGTGAACCGCAAGACCGGCAAAATCCACTGCTTCTCCTGTGATTTCCGCGGGGACGCAATCGACCTCATACAACTACGGGAGGAGTGCGACTTTGTCGGTGCTCTCGACTTCGGAGAGAAAGTCTTTGGTGGATCGGGCGGTGCGCTACCACGAGCAGCTGAAAAGCCCGGAAGGCGCCCCGCTGCTCGAATATCTGACGGTGGAGCGGCAGTTCACGCTGGAGACCATCAACCGGTTTCTGCTGGGGGCCGTCGTAGACCCCGACGTCTTGGATGAGGATGCCAAGGGGATGCTCGCCATCCCCTACCTCACCAAGGCCGGGCCGGTCGCGCTGCGCTTCCGCCGCCCTCCGCACAAGGAGACCGGGCCCAAGTATTGGCAGCCCGAGGGCACGGT